TTAACGGATCAACATCCAGATCAGCAGACACGCCACCACCGGCACAGCAAAATCCATCAGGCTTGCCACATCCCACGCGCGCGGATCAAAACCGCCCCACCACGGCATATTCATTCGCTTGCCATGCCCGAACATTTCAATCCAGCGATATTCTGCCTGGGTATGTTCACGCGCAATGAAGAACGTACAACCGGCTATCGCTCCGTAAGCCCAGTTTCCGGTAAAAAGACCAACCAGTACCTGCGCAGCCACAGCACAAAGTGCATGAAGGAAAGGTGTTATATCCATTACGCCTCCTTTATCCGATATCGCTTCGGGAAACGGATAACAACTTTAATTCTGACTCAAGTTCATCAACTCTTTCAGTCAGCTTCTGGATATGGTGAATCAGTGGAACAACCAGACGTTCGTACATTACACCTTCGGCAACAAGGCCATTGCTGGAAATGGTTTCCGGTGCATCATCTTCGTTGGCTGGTCGCCAGTGAACAAACTGAGGGGCAATTTCTCCTACTTCCTCGGCAATCAATCCATAGAATCCCCAGTCACGCCTGTCATTTTCGCATTGCGACCTGTACCACACAGGGCGCATCCTGAAAATGAGATCGGCGTGCTCTGAATCTATCGTCTCTACTGAATGTTTATAGCGGATAGACGATGTTGACCGCAGCACAGACGAAATTGCAGGGTCAGGATTAAGATAAAGATTTGCCGCCGCTGTAGTTGTGCCCAATCCCCATAAATAAAACGCTTCACGGCCAGTCAGCGGGTAAAAATCTCCGCCATAACGACCACTTTCCAGATCGTTCACTTCCACTTTGTTTTTCAGCTTATTATCCACTTCTGTTTTTGTGTATCTGGTACTGATATCCTGCTTTGCACTGTCCATATCAGTCTGAAGCGTTGATACTTTTACGTTAATTGAGGAAATATCTTCCTTTGCCTTACTGACATCTCCCTTTAGCGTTTTGATGTCATCAGGAATTACTGTCGATGTAGCCATTTTTCTTCCTCACATCCAGCTACGGAGTTGATGCTCAACAGCAACCGCGTGTTCATCGAATAATGACGATATTTGCGAATCATTAATGATGCGCACATTTACAAAATATCCGTCCTCCTTAACACATACCGGCTCGCCATCTTCAGTCAGTTCTCCGGTTTCTTTGTACACATTACCTATCACGTCAATAAGAATATCATCCTGCATCGACTCGTCATCATAATAGCCAATGCTCTCCATAAAGGCCGAAAAGTCGGCCCTGTCTGCAAATTTGAGTGTTAAATCTTTCATTTAATACTCTCCCCCATTTGCGCATCAGTTAATTCTTTATGCCAGAGACGAAGATTTCTCAAATGGCCGAATAGATGACGAGTTCCCGATGTGGCTTGACCTCCAATTCGAATAAAGGTCCGTGTTTTTACGCCCGTCCACTCCGTTTTCATAGTTTTAGTAGCCTCACCGTTAGAAACTACTCGTTTAGTACCATCAGAATAAATATTAAAACCACCAATGAATTTTCGAACATCAGCTCGACCAGCAAACACACTAGAAACGTAAGTACTTGTCGACGCTTTATAAGTTTGCATATAAAGCTGACCGTAATATTTCTCAGTTGTGTTAAAAGCGTATGTAATTGACTCAATAGGTGGCACACCAGAAAAATCAAAAATACGCGGTGCTACATTAGGAGGAATATCGCCCCAATTTCTATTAACCTCGACAAGACACGTAAGCGGTCTATTATAGATATTATTTTCAGTTGGGATCGTCACCATATCACTGGAGCGGGTTGCGGGTGCAGTTGTCGTAATAACAAAAGATGAAGCACATCCGCCGTTTTCAAATTGTGGTGTTGCAAGGTAAATATAATCTCCCGCTTCAGTTATACCACCTTTTTTCGGCGCATACTGAATCATTGCGCCAATTAAGGTTTCACCTTCAACAGCTTCTATAGTTGCCTCATAGAAAATCCACCCTGTAACCGGATCTTTAGTTGCAGTAGCTGCTATTCTATTGGCTGCTCCGCCAGTTTTTTCTATTATCAGAGTTCCGAAAGTTAAATAAGCATCTCCTAAAAATGTATAAACCGACCCATCGTATTTTTCAAAACGCAAACGACAACGAAGACCATCAGGAGCTTTAACCCTGCATGAAACAGTGCAATACTTATTATCGCCACTAACATCAATCCCCCGGGATGCACTGCATGTATGCAGACTAAGTGCAGATGATTGTCCTGTCATATTATCTTTTGTTCGCATTTTGGCATATGAAAAACCAAATTCATCAACACCATTATTAGTTTTATCGATATTGCTGGTACTCGTCCATTCAGCGGGAGTATTGGATTTAACAAAATAGTTAGTGCGCTGTCCTTCAATCAATAAACCTTCTTTTTCAAATCGTGGCTCATCAATTTTAGCAACACTAAATACGCCTGATTTATTGATATATGTGGCAGTTGATGCGCGTTTAAACTTAACAACCTTGTCGCCAGGCATCGTTATTTCATCATCACCAATAACAATTTTTTTATATGACGGCGAAAAGCCCGTAATCATATCCAGTGAATCGTTAAACGGTATCCACACATCAGGCAGTGGCTGTAAGACATATTTATACGGTTCTGCTGCCTGGCTTGCATACTCTCTGGCTGCGTCTTCACTTGCTTTTGCAGCCATCTGGCTTGCAGCGGATGCTTTCGCCGAGTTAGTCGCCGCAGTCTCGCTCGCCTTTGCGTTGGTTTCACTGGTTTTTGCAGCTTTTTGACTGTTGGCTGATGCAGTGGCAGAAGAAGCCGCCGCACTTGCAGAACCAGCTGCGGCACTCTCGCTTTCAGCTGCTGCATCCTGACTGCTTTTCGCCGCAGTTTCGCTGGCTTTGGCATTCGTTTCGCTGGTCTTCGCTGCCGTCTGGCTGGACTTTGCGTTAGTTTCACTCGTCTTCGCAGCTTTCTGGCTGTTAGCCGCAGCAGTTGCTGATCCAGCTGCTGAAGTCGCAGAACCGGCTGCCGCGCTCTCGCTTTGGGCTGCTGCAACCTGGCTGTTTTTTGCCGCAGTTTCACTGGCTTTGGCATTCGTTTCGCTGGTTTTCGCTGCCGTCTGGCTGGACTTTGCGTTGGTTTCGCTCGTCTTTGCGGCTGTCTCGCTATTTTTCGCGTTGGTTTCTGATTTTTTGGCTGCTGTCGCGGAGTTTGCCGATGCAGTCTGCGAGGTCGCTGCCGCCTGTGCACTATTAGCTGCATTCGTTTCTGAGGTTTTCGCCGCGTTCTTTGATGATGCCGCTGCAGTTTCGGATTTCTTTGCCGCCGCTGCGCTCTGAGAGGCGGCTTCGGCGTTGCGTGCCACTTCTTCCACCATTGCCTCAAAACGACGCAATGCCTCCGGCATGACATCATCTTCCGTCATGGCACCGAGAAAATCATTCAGCGTACCTGGTCTGGAGCCTTCATAGACGGTAATGGTCCCGGCATGTGAAGGCGGAAAACCTTCAACCAGCAGGGTGACGCTGTACTGGCCATACTCAACATCCATGCTGTAACGTCCGGCTTCATCCGGATTTTCAGAAGCCACCGTGTTCACCAGTACCGTGGTGCTGTTACGCTTTGCCTTCAGTTGAATAGTGCAGTTCTGTATTGGTTTTCCCGCACCATCTTTCAGCACACCTGAGATTTTTACTGCTGCCATATCCACTCCACAAAAAAGCCCGCCTGAACCGGCGGGCTGTCATAACACTGTGTTACCTGGCTAATCAGAACTTATAACCGACACCCACGATGAAACCGTCAGTGCGCCAGTCGCCACTGCCGGAGCCTTCATAAGCAATATCAATGGCCACGGATTCGGTCGGGTTAAACTGCACGCCAGCTCCCCACGCCAGAGACGTGTTGCTGTGGCGATCGTCATCACTTCCGGTCAGCACATCGTGCGTTTTCCCCTTGTTGTCAGTTACGCGGAGATAATCCCCGGAGAACGTCGAAACACGGCTGTAAGCCACACCTGCCATCGCATAAGCACTGAACCATTCATTCACGCGTACAGATGGCCCCGCCATCATGCTGAACCAGCGGTTACGCACTGAATCTTCATGCCAGCGGGTATCGCTGTAATGCGTTTTTTGCTCATCTTTGGCATTGGCATAACTGAATGACGTCACCAGCCCCAGCGTGTCCGTAAATTCATAACGGTATTTCACGTTAATGCCCTTCAGGTCATCACTGCCTGGCATATCAGTATGGGTCTGAAGATACCCGGCGCTTAGTGTGGACTGATGCTCTGCTGCGCTCGCTGGCGTACCAGCGGCAACCAGCCAGACTACTGCGGACAGAATAACAGCACATAATTTACGCATAATTACCTCTCGCTTTTCTGCAATAAAAAAGGCACCATTTCTGGTGCCCGTATCTGGGTTATAAAATTCAGCTAATCGTGATGCCTGCAGTGGCTTTCTTCATCACAACAACCAGCAAATCGCTGATACTTGCTGTGGGATACCAGCCATTTACCAGCCATGCTGACACCGAAAACTCCAGTGTCATGTGACCGTGACCGGCAGGCATATCAATAACGCCACTGTAAATCAGCGTATTATCCAGCGCGGTACGGTTATAAATTTCAGCACCGTTTTTCCGCACTATCAGACGGCATGAGGAGTAAATATCAGTATGCTCTCTCTCATGCTTAGCGCCACTGAATGCCACAGCCGGAATAACAATTTGCCGGTCAAACGGCTGATCGTCATAAACCCTGACGGTAATGGTCCCTGATGGCCACCGCTCCGGTGCCCGGGAGTCACGGGGGAAAGCTTTGCCCACTGTTTTAACGAGATCGCCTTCAATCTGGTTCGCGGACAGTTTTCCCAGAACCCGGCAGTTCTCGTTAATCGTGACGTTGTTGAGCGTCCCGGAGTTCGCATTCACGTTACCGCTGATATCGGCATTTTTCGCCGTCAGCCGCCCGTCCGGTGTCAGGGAAAATGCCGGAGGATTACCGCCGCTGGTAATGGTGGGAGCCGTCAGATATTTCAGGAACACTTCGTTCATGAATATCTGATCGCCCTGCCCAACAAACATCGGCTTTGTGTTGCCATTCGCAGGATTAATCATCGCAATCCTGTCTGCCGCCAGCAGCACCTGACTCTGCATGCCGTCAGGGGTGTTTTCAATACCGGCACCAATACCCGCGATATAAAGGCGTCCGTCCTGCATCTGCTGCAGCTTCACAGCCCACATGCTGTTCAGGTTATTATTTGTATCAACCTGAACCTTCTGTATCTGCTGGATTGCCGCACTCTGGTCTTTCAGTTTCTTATTGACAGTCTGCGTGATTTCATTGCTGACATCCGTAATGGACGTCCTGATTTCAGCCAGGTCAGGCGCAAGCTGACCGTTATCAATCTGCGTCCACAGCTCCTGAGCCAGATGTGTTTTCCCTATCTCTCCTTTGAAAAAATCCAGGTAACCTTCCGCATCATCGCTCGCCCAACCAACAGCCTCCACGAATGCCGATTTGCCAACAGTATTCACACTGCGGATGTAAAAATAATAATCATGGCCCGGTTTGATATTGATACTGGCAGCTATCCAGTACAGCGCCGTGCCAAGATAGCGGGCTGCGGTTTCAACCTGCCTGATATCCGCAATCCGCTTTTCCGAGAACCAGAACTCAAACTGTACCGTCGGGTCATAAACGGCAAGATGCGGCGTTGCGGTTATCTGAAAATAGCCCGGCGTCAGCTCAATCCGCGACGGTGCTGCCGGTGCGGCAATCCGGAACGATACCGACACCGGATCGCCCTGCTGCCCCCACGCATTTACTGCCCGGACTGTCAGCGTGTAACGCCCCAGCGCCAGTTGCCTGAAGCGGTATGTGGTTTCCGTCGTCCGGGCTGTGCTGACAAGCCGCTCACTGCCGTCATCCGCTGCCACGGTCAGGCGAAGCATAAAGCTCACCCCCTTCACCACCTTCGGCGTGTCCCATCGCGCCAGTACCTGATATTCCCCGCTGTCTGCGGTGACTTCGGCAGTCAGGTGCTGCACCGCTGGCGGCGTGACACCATTCACCGTGCCACTCTGGTCGCCGTCAAAGTGCGCCCCGTTATCCACGATGGCCTCTTTTTCCGGCACATGCTGCACGGCGGTGATGGCATACGTGCCGTCGTCGTTCTCACGGATACTCACACAGCGGAACAGGCGCTGACGCAGCGTCGGCAGCTTCAGCCCCCATACGCTATATTCGGCAACGCCGTCAGGAACACGGCTCACTTTTACCTTCACGCCGTCGGTGACGGACTGGACCTCCACGCTGACCGGATTACCATTTCCGTCAACCAGGCTTATCAGCGTGGTGCCGGAGGATGGCAGCGTGATTTCACGGTCGAGCGTCAGCGTCCGGGTCTGGCTGTTCACCGCCAGCACGCGCCCGCCAATGCTGATCCCCGCATAGTCATCATCACAGATTTCAATAACATCACCCGGTACATGGCGAAGCCCTTCTGCGCCCACGCTGAAGTCCACGGTCTGCGTTTCCAGCAGTTCCGTTTTAATCAGCCACAGCCCGGCGCGGTGCGCCTGCCCCCGGCTGGTACAGCCAAAGGCATCCATCTTCGTGACGTTACGACCGTAACGGGCAATGGCCTGCGTATCTTCAACAAGCTCTGTCGCCGTCTCCCAGCCGTTGTTCGGGTCAATCCAGTTCACCTCAACGGCATTATGGCGGTCCTTCAGGGCGCTGAAGCTGTAGCGGAACGGCGCGCCATCATCCGGCATCACCACATTACTGCGGTTATAGGTCCACACCTTATCTGATGGTCGGTCCTGCACGAACGTCAGCGTCTGCCCGTTCCATACCGGCATACAGCGCATCGCCGAGCAGAAATCACTGAGAACATCCCACGCCTTACGCTGTGTGGTCAGCCAGGCATTACAGGTGATACGCGGCTCCGTGCCACCAAAGCCATCCGGCACCGACTGGTCGCAATTCTGGCCGATGACATACAGCGCCCATTTGTCCACATCCGCCGCACCGAGACGCTTCCCCATGCCGTAGCGCGGATGGGTCAGCATATCCCACAGACACCAGGCCATGTTGTTGCTGTATGCTGGCTTAAACGTTCCGTCCCAGATACCGCTGTATTGCCGCGTCTGCGGGTTATAGTTCGACGGCACCTGCAGAATGCGCCCGCGAAGATGATAATTACGGCTCACCTGCTGACTGCCGAACTGTTCCGAGTCCACCTGCACGCCGACCAGTGCCGTGTTCGGGTAGCACTGTTTCACATCGATGATTTCGGTGTATGACGACCAGAGCGTTTTGTTCTGCAGCTGGTCTGTGGTGCTGTCCGGCGTCATCCTGCGCATCCGGATATTAAACGGGCGCGGCGGCAGGTTACCCACCACCACCGAGGCCAGATACTGCGAGGTGGTTTTGCCCTTAATGGTGATGTCTTTTTCCGTCACCCAGCCACCGTTACGCTGTATCTGAACCAGCAGGCGGACTTCCGACGGATTCCTGTCCCCCTTTGAGGTGGTTTCCACCAGTGTCTGCACGCCGAAAGTAAAACGCAGACGGTCAATGTTTGCCGACGTGATGGTCCGGGTGATCGGCGTGTCATATTTCACTTCTGTACCGAGCACCGTCTCGGAGCCGGAGGATTCAAACCCCTCCGGCGGAGTCTGCTCCTGCTCACCTGCCCGGAACACCACCGTGACGCCGGAGATGTTGGTATTCCCCTCAGTGTCCAGCACTGGCGTACTGTTCAGCAGCACGCTTTTTAATCCATCCACCGGACCGTCAATCGGCCCTTCGCTGATGGCATCGATCACACTCAGCAACTGCGTGGACTTCAGGTTGTCCTTCGCTTCGCGCGGGGTATGCCCCTTACTGCTGCCTTTACCCATTCTTCACGCTCCATAAACGACAAAACCGCCCGCAGGCGGTTTCACATAAAACATTTTGCATCAGCGACCAATCACCACAACCTGACCACCATCACCTTCATCTGCCGTGCTGATCTCCTGAGATACCACTCGCGACCCCACACGCATTTCACCGTACAGAACGGGCAGAACATTGCCCTGGGCAACCATGTTATCCAGTGACGAGAAATACGTGTTCTGTTTGCCGTTATCTGTACTGGCTGCCGTGGGCGTCCGGGCTTTCGGTGCCAGCATCTGCGCCACACCACCCAGGATCATACTGGCCCCTGCTGCATACATACCCGATACAGCCGCGGCCCCCAGCCAGCCCACAGGGTTCCACCATGCCACCGCAATCAGCGCCGCACCCAGCACCGCCTGAAACACACCGCCACTTTTGGCCCCCTCCAGACGCGGAACGATGTGGATCACGGCACCATTTGCCAGCGGCTCATTAAGACGGGCAGATAATTCGGTTTCACCTGCATCACGCCCGGCAATCCGTACCTGATACCAGCCGTCACTCAGTTTCTGACGAAACGCCGGGATCTGCATGGCCAGCGCCCGGATGGCTTCGGCCCCCGTTTTCACACGAAGGTCGATGCGGCGGCCAAATCGTTGTAAATCCCCGTAAAGGCAGATGCGTACCATGCCCGGTGACGCCAGAGGGAGTGTGTGCGTCGCTGCCATTTGTCGGTATACCTCTCTCGTTTGCTCAGTTGTTCAGGAATATGGTGCAGCAGCTCGCCGTCGCCGCAGTAAATGGCGGCATGATTCGGCACCGATGAACCAAAACAGCACAGCAGCACATCGCCCGGCTGCGCCTCTGTCAGTGCGACACGGTAAAAACCAGTCGCCTCCATATTGTCAAGATAGAGATTCTGGCCGTTACGCCACCAGTCATCCCCGCGATAAAAATCCGGCATCTCAATTTCCGCCAGATGGTATGCATCCCGGAACAGCGTGTAACAGTCCGTCACCCCGTGCTCAAAGCGCCGCCCGGTAAGATGTGGCACACAGCGGAACTTGTGAATCGCCCCCCGGCAGACCAGCCACCACGGCAAATCACTCTGCACCTGCAGCCGCCTGTCGACCTCACTCAGCCAGGGCAGACCACCGGGGTGGCTGTGGACCAGTGCCACAACCTCCCCCTGCATTTGTGCACGCAGCCAGTCCTCCGGCGACATCCGGAAATACGCCTCCGGCTCACCGGAGATATTCACGCAGGGAAAATATCTGTCCCCCTCCGGCGTTCTCACCACGAAGCCGCACGACTCCGCTGGCGCACATCGCCGGGCGTGCGCCAGAATCGCTGATTCTGTCTCTGTCATGGGTTTACTGCGAAAGTTTGTTAATGGAAAGGTAGCCGCCAAAATTGCCGACGTTATTGCGGAACTTGCAACCACTCAGGCATTTGCTGCACTTATCCTTCGTGATATCGGACGTTGGCTGGTCATATTCATCCGCGACCGCCGGGCCATCATAACCGCACTCATCGCCGCGGTAGATCCAGGTGCAGGTGTTGGCCAGCATGATGCGCCCCGGAAAAACAGCGCCATCCGTTTCCGTCGGTGTGGACAGCACAAAAGAGGCACTGACCGCGCTCAGTTCGCTGCACTGTTCGATGCGCCAGCGGCTGATCACCTCCTGCTCCGGATCGGCGTCACTGTTTCCGTTGACGAAGTTCACCGCATCCAGAAAACGGGCGTAAACCTTACGCCGGACCACCGTTCCGCCGACCAGACTCTGCAGATCTTCCGCCATCCCGGTGACCATGCCGTACAGGTTAGAGACTTTAAGCGTTGGCCTTGCACTGGCTCCTTTGCCGTTCATCTCAAATCCGCTTCCCTGAATGGGATAAGCCTGATACTGCCGCCCCTGCCAGGTGACTGGTTCACCCTTTTCGTTCTGCTCATTACAGAAGAAATAACGATCTCCGCCGACCTCTGTCAGATCAATTTCCCAGAGCACGACCAGCGCGGATTGCTCCGTTTTAGTGCACTCATTGAGTGTTTCCTGCTGTATATCCTGCATCAGTGAGTGACCTCTTCAAAGGTACAGTTAAAATCGGTATACATGGCATTATCCGAAATGCTCCACTCCCTGCAGACAACCCGGACAGTCCTGTTGTGTTTTGGCGGACGCCACAAAAAAGCACGAATCCCGGCATGACGGGATAAAAAACTGTCCAGCGCGGCACGGGAATATTCATCTGTGACACGAAATACCGGTTTAAACGTTTTCAGATCCGCATTCAGACCACCAGCCCGTCGCTGTTCATATCCGTCACCAAACTTTACCGTAATAACTGATGGCTTTCGTGTCGTCTCCATCCCCTCACGGGGGATCCAGTTAAAAACTTCAGGCTCAGGCACTGTACAATCCTCCATCCCGACGCGATGACTGCATAATTGACACAACCCTGCTGTCGATCAGATCCACCAGTCCCCTGGCTGAGCGCGCATCTATCTCGCCATTGCTCCCTTGATTCTGAATGCTGATGTGATACACGGGAGAATAAACAAATCCACCGCCACCATTCACATTTCCAATGGCCCTGACCCCAAGAGAGCCGTCCGCTGCCCGTGTCAGTGGCATGATTGCTTCAGGCCCGGCCTCGCCCATCAACCCGGCACCTTTCGCAAAAGCAAAATACGTCGGTGTATCCACAATAGTGTTACTGTAAGCACTCAGATTTGCCGATGTGTAAACACCACCTTTTGCGTTTGCCACTGCCCCCGAAATCCATCCGCCGACCGTACCAAGCCCCCCTCCGGCACCGGAGAGTGATTTCAGTCCGTTAACAATGGCTGCATTCATCAGAATTTTTGAAACTTCCCGGAGAACTGAACTCCCCCAGTTCCTCCAGTCCACAACATTCCCGGCCAGTGCATCGGAAATATTTGATACCAGCCCGTCCATCGTGGAAACGACAGCATCTGCCGCCTGTGAAGCATAATCGGTGGCACTGTCTGCCCAGTTGGTCAGTCCCTCCTGGAGTCCGGCATTCCAGTTATTACGTAAAGCATCGGCCTTTGCATAATAATCCTGCTGATCACTGAGACGCTCTTCCAGATATTTTTTATTCAGTTCTTTCTCCTGTTTCCACAGGGCTTCTTCAATTTCTCCGGCCTGATACTGTCTCAGCAGCTCGTTATTTTTCTGCTCAAACGCCTGCCGGATACTCCACATTTCCTGGAGTCGTTCACGCATCCGTGAGCCTTCACCATATCCCAGCAACTGCGCTTCGTCAGATGCCCGGGCACTGGCATTACTGTCCGCCAGACTGCTCTCATACGCAGCAAGCTGCTCACGAATCTTTTTCTGGTCGATGAGTGCTGCATTCTGCAAAAGCGTTTTTTTCTGCGCTTCTGACAGGGTTGATAATTCGCCCTGACTGACCTGATATTTCATCTTAGCCAGTTCAGTATTCTGCCCTGCCAGTGCTATTTGTTCTTTTTGCTGTTTAATCAGCCGTTTATAAATATCTTCTGTTTTTTCCGCTTCGGTCTTTTTATGCGTTTTGGGTTTATTTGCCTGGTTATTTCGCCAGGCATCCAGTGAGTTATTGATATAATTCTGCCTGGCTGTCTGATACGCCTCTCCCACAAAGCCGAGATCATCCGCAGCATAACCCAGGCGGGCACGCTCACGGGCTTCCCCCTTCAGGCGGGACAGAGCCAGTTCGCGCTCGCTGTTATTCAGTGCAGTCTGCTGTTTATCATCCAGGGTTGCCTGTGGTAGCCGTAACGGTACATTCACCAGCCCCTGTCGCTGCTGAAGTAATTCATTACCGAGCCCGAGAAGGCGATTAAACTCGGTATGCTGCCCATTCATGATCAACAGGGACTGATACGCTTTGTTTTGTTCCGCGGCCTGTTGACGGATCAACGCCACCCGTCGCTCCTCCAGCCCGGCAAGCACATCCTGAATGGATTGCGCTTTGCCCTGCATTTGTGTGAGACGGGACTGTTCAACTGCCAGTTGATTTGTTGCTTCTGCAAGCCCTTCTGTGACAGTTTTTACCGACGTCATGTGGTTAATCATAAAACCGTTATCGGTTGTCCAGCCCGGGTTTGCCAGCACATACTGATAGCCAGCAATTTTTTCCTGTAAGGATTTAATCTTACTTTTCTGCTCGTCAATTAACCTGTTTTGCTCATCAAGTGCCTGCCGCGTCTTTTCCTCATTATCTGACGCTTCAGGAAGCGACATTGCCGACGTTTTCTGGCGAATTTCGTCGATTGTTGCGGCATACTGGCGTGCAGATTCTCTGGCCTGCTCCTGATTCTGATACATCGTGTACCAGGCCGTCGCCCCCAGCATGACGAGTCCCGGCACACCACCAACCAACCCCAGCGCACCACTTAACAGACGACTCCCCACTGACGTGACAGTATTCAGCGTTGTCTGTGCCGCTGTTCTGGCCGCAATATTACGGGTAAGTGACGCCTGGGCAGCTGTCAGCTTCGCTTCTGCTGCGGCCTGCCTTTCGGTACCGCGAGCAGCAACAACCGCCTGTTGCGCACGATAAACCGCCGCACGCGCCCTGGCGGTTGCTATCTGTGTCCCCCGAAGTTGCGCTTCAGCAAGAGCCACTTCGTTTCTGGCTGCAGTAATTAATCCGGCAGTTGCAGATCCAGCAGACGACGCCATATTGCCAAAATATCGGGCTACCCCGACGGCAACCAGAGCACCGGCAGCGGTTGCCACGGTGTCAATATTGCCTGCAATACCATTCAGCACACCGGAGAGCGTCTTCGTCACTCCGCTTGCCTCGTTCGCACCACCAACCCAGGCCATAAAGGCGTTTTCAACTTTGGTTGCAGAGGATGAAACCGTATCAGGCATTGCCGCATATTCATCACGTAATGCCCCAAGCTGACTAATCAGTGCAGGAACAACCTTATCGGCGGTCAACTTTCCGTTATCCGCCATGGCCTTCAGATCCTTACGGGCAACTCCCATTCCCGCAGCCAGAGCACGAATAACACGATCGCCGTTCTCATTCACCGAGTTAAACTCTTCACCGCGCAGCACTCCCTGCGCCAGAGCCTGACTGAACTGCGTGATCACCGAACTGGCTTCTGCTGTACTGGCACCGGATAATTTCAGGCCCGTGGAGATCGCCTCGGTGACTTTCAGTACCTCCTCAGAACTGTAACCATACTCCCGCATGGAAGCTGCAGAGCGGGCAAAAAGGCTGGCGTTATCAGAAAAAGCCGTCCCCGTTCTCTGGCTGATCGCCATTAATTCACGCTGTGATGACTGAAAATCATCACTGGACTGTGAGGCCTGCTTCAGACGGGCATTTACTGAATTCCACTCATCGGCGAGAGAAATAAGATGACCGGTAGCAAAAGCCCCGGCAAATGCCCCCGCCATGTTCAGTGCCGAAGATTTAGCTGTATTTATCTGATCCGTCACTTCTGCCAGTGCACGCCGCATTTCACGGGATGCAGCAGCGGACTGTCGGCCTCCGTTCTGCATGGTACGGTAGTAATCCTGCCCCATACGCGAAGACCGGGAGATCTCTGACTGGAATGACCGGGAATTTGCCGAGATTTTAATAATCAGTTCACGTAATGTCGCCACACTCATTCTCCGGACGAAAAAAAACCGCCGAAGCGGTTATGTTGACTCACTGAGACACTATTAAAAGCGCGTTTTCCAGTCCAGCAAATGGATCTGATACGCCTTCTGTCTGCTCCTTCTCCCACTGAAGAAGCGCATCATTCAGTGGCACTTTGACCCCCTGCGCACCGTAAACAGCTGAAACAATCTGGGCAGCCCGGATATCAGCCCGTTCGTCCCCCAGCGGGCTGAACCTGTCAAATTCTGCCCACATCATGATTTCTGATGCGGACATTTCCCGGCGTAACTCTGACAATGTGCGCCCCATCCTGAGCGCCAGCATCATCAGAAAACGCATCCCCGGAAGCGCTACTTTTTTTTAACCTCGCCGGCATCACTGATCAGTTCCAGAGACTGCCGAAGAAGCCGCGCATGCACCGGGCCATACACGGCAATCACCTGTTCACGATCATCCACTGAAAATACAGGTTGCAGTCCGGTATCACACAGAACATCGATGAACAGTTCAACATCCGCTTCCAGATTTCGGCGGGCGCGCTCCGCAACGGATAACGGTGTCTCATCATCTTTTGCTTTAACGATCTCCTGCCAGCGCAACCAGGCTTCTGCAGAAGGTTCCCGTAATACAACCGTTGCCCCTTCCCATTCAGGCACATCAACAGTTTTATGGCGAAACCCCGACATCGTTGCCAGTGCCAGATTACGGATATTTTTAGTCATCACATCTATCCTCATTAACTGACGGTAACAGTGCAGGAAGTAGAGGTCACCTTGTTAACAGGACTTGCTGAATCAGAAATCTCGCAGGTATATGCACCCGCATCACCGGATACTGCCGATGCCTTACTGAACGTTGCCGCCGTCTGTCCGGAAACAGGAGAACCACCTTTCTTCCAGACATAAGAATAAGGCGGCACACCACCCGCAGCCTCAACCGCCATTTCAAGTTTCGCTCCGGAAGCAACCCGCAGCGTGCTTTTTAAATCGGCCTTCACTTTCAGCGGCTCTGTCGTCAGCACAGGTTTACCTTTCAGGCGCAAGGAAAACGTTGCAGCCACAACACCATTGGTTCCTGCAGACCAGGTATGCTGACGCACCTCTGCCATAAAGGTAAATCCGTTGCCTGACGGAAAAATAACTTTAAAGCCATACGTGGTGTCATTGTCATAGGCACTGCGCAACGCGTTCTGGGCAGCATTCAGATAAAAGTTGCCTGACATGGAAATCTCTGAAGCAGCCCCAAGGCCGTTAATATTTTCCTGCTCAACAGAACACAGCGTGGTGACATCAATATCCTGCTTTTGTCCTGCGGTAAACTGCACCTCTTTGATTGTACAGCTCAGGCCAAGATAGCTGGCAGAATCCAGGGTTTCTGCTGTTACCGGTGCAGACGAAATCATAATTTTCGTCAGTTGCGAACGCTCAAAATTAGAGGACATACTCGTCTCCTGAAAATAAAAAAACCCGCCAGCGGCGGGTGGGTAAAATCATTAATGACCTCAGGCTATTACTTGGAATTCAAGCGTGGCTCTGCTCAGACGGGAGTCAGGATCATAACCCTGCGTTTTAGAAATAACGGAGGGTGCCAGTTTTCTTACCGCATCAAGCGCCTGCTCACGAATATTATCTGCGTCATCAGGTACTGTCGCCCAGACATCGATCTGCACGGTAATTCTGGATTCAGCCTGCCCATCAAGCACATCAGATGCCGTGTCAGACACCACAGAAAACACCAGCCACGGCGGAGATACCGCAGGCTTTCCATCCGTCAGTGGGACCACATAAGGATAAACCTGTCCTCCGGCCAGCTGAGACAACAGGGAATACAGTGTGGCCTCTCTCATTTACTTAAGACCTCATCAATAGCCTGATTCATTCGCTGTATGGCAATCCGTGCTGCCAGTTCCTCTGTCGTATCGAAAGCCGGGCGAATGAATGGATGCGCGGGCATGTTTATCGTTCCCAGCTCCACAAAGCGCCAGTAAAATGCATTTCGGGGATCGCTGGCTTTCATGCTGTTATCACTGTTTCCGGTTCGCAGGTTCCGTCCGCGAATGTGGACACCCGAGATAATTTCCCCCCGACGCTTTGAACGCTGAGTGAGAACAACCACATTTTTCTTCAGTTTCCCGGTTCGCTCCGGCGCACGTTCAACAACTGCATCCCGCATAACTTCAGCACCGGCACGGGTGGCATCGCGCAGAACCTTATTGTTTTCTGCCCTGCTGAGCGTCTCCAAATCCCGTGCAATATCCGCCAGGCCGGAAAAATCAAGACTGAAATCCATCACACATTCCCCTTCAGGCTGCAGAGTATTTCAAGCCGGGTAGCGCGTGCATCCGGTATTGGTGGACCTTCTATACCCAGAATGGCCCCTTTAAATGCACCGGTCAGCACTTTCAGACGTGAAGTCGCTGTCACATCGCGCCGGAATCTCATCCAGACTCTGACCGTAGCCTGAGCGGTTTCTGCTCCGCCTGAGATTATCTCCCTCCCGCTGATACCCTTAACTTCTGCCCATACGGTAGCTCCCTCCGTCACCGTCTCCACCGGATGCCCTGATGGAGAGCGGGCGGTGGTGACATTCAGAATAATTACGCGATCACGTAATCTGCCCGCCTGCATGTCTCCTCCTACAAAGGAATAAAACGATAAGGCTCCAGCAGAGAAGAAAAACCAAACGGGACTGGTGCCTTGCTGACATCTGAGGAATTTTCCCGGTTTTCGTACCAGTGCCCGACCAGCAACATGAGCGCCAGCAAAACATCATCAGCTATAAGCACCCCTTCAGGATCACCTTCCGGCACCGTCTCCTCATAAAGCTTACGGTTGATAAAATTTTCTGCCTTGCGGCAGGCAGCCCGGAAATACAGCATCAGTAACTCATCATCAGTTGCATCATCTGTATCAATACGGCACTGCGCCCTGAGTTTTTCCACTATTGCTGCCATCAGAAACTCCTGCCCGCAACACTGTGCGGGCATAAAAAAACCGCGTCGGCGCGGTCTGTAACTGAACAACGAGTGGTTATTTGCCAGTGAGCGCCTTGATGGCTGCCACATCTTCCAGCACACAGTCAAAACGATGGAAAGCCAGAAATGCCACCTGATCAAACTCAGCATAACGCTCAACCAGACGTTTCAGTTCCATATAAGTAACGCGGCGAATGATAAAGCGGTTGAAATCCCCCAGGAAAATGAATTTTTTTCCGGTACCAATCCCGTCAATAGCCTGATCAATAACATAAGGGATCCCCAGCACAGTAGCCGGCGTACCGCCTGCAATATCCGGCAGCCATAACGGGCGTTTCTGTCCATCCTCCATCTCTTCAATAGTCTGCAATGTGGCATCATTGAATGCCCAGCGGTATTTCGGCCCACCACGATATGCCGGATCAATGGCATGTTTCAGGGCATTCATTTCTTTCCAGGTGAAAGCGGCAGAGGCTGCAGTCTGGATGATTCCCGTCACCGACGCTGCCAGCCCTTTTGGCTGTAACGGTGATCCCGTTCCGGTCCCCTGAACCAGATATTTCGCCTCTCCACGACCAATACGCTGGGCAATACGGTTTGCCAGATAAGATTCAATATCCACCCCACTGTCCTGGAGCAGCTCATTGGACACACGAATTATTTTTGATGACAGCTTTTTAGCCCCCAGAATAGCGGTCCCGAACGTCACATCCTGTTCCGTTGCGGCTGTATTTTCCGCCAGCAGTTCGCCCTCTTCAGTCGTGCCATCAGACGTTGACCAGGTGATATCCTGCCCGGTTGATGTGGTCAGAAGTTGCGCAACACTGGCAATCCCGCCATAAGCCTTCATGGTGTCAATGATTTTGTTACGCATCTGCGTGGGCACCGTATATCCGCCCTGAGAATCCGTTGTTACACTCTGAGCCCGCAGTTCACGCATCAGATTACGCTCTTCAGCATTCAGTTCTGCAAATCCGGCACGCAGAAAACGGTTAAATGCCGCAGCGCGCTTCTCTTCCACCGCCTTTTTCCCGTTCTCCGCCTCATTATTCTGGCGCTCTTCCGGCCCGGACTCATCCACATATGCCTGATCCTGACGGCGCAACTCTTCTTCACGGGCGATTTGCTCATCCAGCGCATCCAGCTCAGCTTTCGCCCTGTTCCACTCTGCCCGTTGCTCATCAGTCCATGCGTTATCACCAATTTTTTCATGCAGTGCACGCATATCCTTTGCAATGGTGTTTCGTTTTTGCTTCATCTCATGAAGTTTCATCGTCAGTAGTATCCTTATGCATTAAGAAGGGTCAAAAGACGCTCACGCGCCATTCGTTCGTTAACAGCTTTCTTCAGCGCACCACTCGCCCGCGCTTCCTGCCAGGCTTTCATTGAGCGGACACCAGAGTCTGCGTCCTGATAGGCCGGATATGTCACCGGGCTGACGTCATACAGACGAGAAATGCGCGTGATTTCCCGGATAACAATCCCCTCGTCGTCTTCATACCAGCTCTCTCCATCACGAGCGACGCGAAACGCGAACGAGGACTGATTAATGTCACCACGCAACATTGGTGACAGCACCAGGTCACAAATCGTCGGCGTATCCGGTGCAACAATGTCGTAACGCAAACCACGTTCATCCACTGATAATGACAACGTGCCGGCAGAACTTCGTCCGAGAATGAAATTAGGATCATGATTAAACAATCCACGTACATCATCATTCAGCACGTCGTCAAAAGCCCCCGGCTTGATGATTTCACGAAATCCCCACAGAGGTTCTGAACGACTGTTAAATACCGAGCCATACCCCAAAATATGAGTCGGGGCATTATCATATTGTTCTGCCCGCACTTCCCCGCTGTAACAGCGCGTTTCACGGTCATTCATCGTTCTTTTCCTCTTTGCCTTTCGTATCTTTAAAATCATTCAACGGATTTGCTGCATTTACGCTGACCAGCATTTCATCCAGACCATCAACCGGGTTCATGTCCTCAAATGCCCTCGCTTCATTCCGGCTCATCCAGCCATCTGTAATGGCAAAGTGATAAAACTGCGCACGCTCCTGTGGAGTCCCGCGGAGCAATCCTGTAAGGTTGAAACGAACGTAATACCCGGCAGCCCGTTCTGTGCGGGTAAACAGGCGACGGTTAAGCTCCTGCTCCCAGTTCGCAACCCAGGGCATCATCGTGTAGCGAACAAACTGAATCGCCTGCTGTGTAATATTCGAAAATGTGGCTTTTTCCAGGTCATTAATCATGTGCGCCGGGACATTAAAAATTCCGGCAATCATCGACCGGTTCAGCTTGGTCATATCAATGATCTGAGCATCCACCGGAGAAACTGTCAGGGCACGGTAATCCAGTTGCGCAGGCAGCAGCATGGTTTTATTTTCCTGACTGCGAAGCGCTGTCACCGCCCGCTGCCACATATTCTTGAGCCTGCTCCAACTCTGTTCGTTCAGTTCATTTTTCACAGAAATAATCCCGGCAGGACGGGCATTACCGTTAAAAAAAGCACTGGTATACTGCTGACCACTCATTCCCATACCAATGGTTTCAGCATGCTGCATGATCGGACTCAGTCCCATTTTCTGATTGTTTCCCAGCGCCCTGATATGGATCATGTCGTCCGGACTTACCGCAAATGCACCCTCTTCGTTATACACACCGTAGGTATGACGCCCTCCAGTGTTAAGTAACGTGGTTTCCCATGGCATACAGCATTCAAGACTGGTAACCTCGCCACGACGATTACGTTTCACCCACGTATAACCATTGCCCCACCCCAGCACATGACGCTGCTTCAGTTCCCGCCACTTATAGCTGGTCTGCCAGGCATTCGGTTCATCATGAACGAGCCAGAACAACGGGTGATCGCGTGCCGGCTGAACATGCTCATTCGTTTTTCGCATCACATGCAGGGGCATCTGAGCCACACTGGATGAAATAACATAAATACAGGCATAGACAGCAGCCAGCCTCATGGACGTTTCCGGACTGACATACACATCCCGGGCAAAAATATTATCCGTCTCAGCGGCCTCTCCGGTTACCGGAACCGAGGGATTTTCCAGAGGCTCACTGCGAAACAGAGCATCAAGAAGCATGTTTTCTCCTCATGGACACCACCAGTGCATAAAGCAGCAACAAACAGCCAGACAGCATCAGAGACGCTGGCAGACCTGCATACAGATAAACGCCAGCAGTGAGCAAACCGAAACCGATCAGCCCGGTCATATCAGTAATAAGCTGTTTCACAGAATTAACAGGTCCTCATCAGGATCAAGCGTGGACAGAAAGTCATTCACGCCCCCGCCATTTACCAGAAAGCGGCTCATGGCTGTAAAAAGCGCAACAGGGCCGTCGATTTTGGCTTCCGGCGTGGATTTATTCGGGAAGATGTTGTCGTTTTTGTCCGGTTTTACAGTAACGTTAGACATCATCCAGTTCATGACCGGATGATTGCTGTGATGGAAACGCCCGGCATAAACCAGTGATTCCGTTTCCTTCATGGCCTCTGACAGATTGCGGACCGTCTGCGGAACCTCCACCAGCGGTATCCCTTCTTCAGCCAGTGCCAGACTGAACTGCATTGCGCTCCACGGGTCAAATCCCAGTTCCCTGAGGTTTTCACCGCCAATCCATTCCAGTAAGTCACTTTTTATCTGAGCATGATCGATAACATCACCATCCGTCAGGATGAGCTTATCCATCTCCGCCCACTTCCGGTAAAGTTCTGCCTGCTGCCGCGAGCATCGTTCCAGCCGTCCTTCCGGAAGCCAGAATTTAAAATCAGCATGAACATGTCCGTTATCGGTTCGCCAGAGTTTTGCCGCCGCACAGATATCAATCTTATGAGCAAGGTCGACGCCGACCCACATGGGATATGTTTTCAGCTCATGTTGTGGAGCAATGTATTCGCACTTCTCCCACTTAATCATATCCATCCAGGCAGATTCGGCAGTGACCCACACATTCATGTGTTTGGTAAAAAAATTCACCCGCGCAGAGACCTGTTCTTTCGCTTTTTTCGCCAGGCGACGCAGATCATCCCAGCGTTTACAGATGCCCAGGCCGGGATTCGCTTTCTGCCAGACCGTTTCATCAAACGGATCATCTCCCTCATCGAGGGTGTAAATAATCGCAAAGTAGGAGTCGTCTTTTACCGCGCCCTCCACGTCGCTGTTATAGCCACGCAATACCTTGATGGCGTAATCACGCTGCTCGTAACAAATCCCTTCCTTGTTAAACCCTGCCGTGGTGATACCAAATAAAAGGGACTGCAGACGGGCACCGGTTGCCGTTTCCAGAACGTCCCACACGTCACGAGTTTTATGTGCATGCAGCTCATCAATAATGGCGCAGTGGATGTTCAGACCATCCAGGTTGTTTGCATCCGAAGAAAGCGGTTCAAATTTTGATGCGCTCTGCTCCTGGTAAATCGCCAGCTTGTTGAAATCAAACAACCGCCCGAGTGTCGACCGGGCTTTTCTGACCATATTTTTGGCGTCTTCAAACACGATTCTGGCCTGGTCACGCGTGGTTGCGGCTGAATACACCTCAGCTCCGCCTTCACCATCTGCCCCCGTCATATACAGGCCGATACCCGATGACAGAGTTGATTTTGCGTTTTTACGGGCGACTTCGTTGTACGCCGTCCGGAACCGGCGCACCATCACCGGACGTCCGCTGCCATCGCTGCGCATGACAACTTCCCCGGTCTCTTCATTGACCAGCGGAATGACAAAACCAAAAATATTAATGAGGATAAATACATGCCAGTCCATCAACTCAATGGGCTGGCCTGCCAGCGCCCCTTTTACATGAGGCACAAATTTGTAGAAATTCAGGATGTGCTGCGCACGGGGTTCACTGAAATAAATCCCCCGCTCTTCGCCGTACTTCAGATCATCAAGAAAACGCTGGCAGGCCAGGCGGACAAATTCGCCAGCAACAATTTCTCCTGCAACAACACGTTCGGCGTAGCGGATCCCGTCAGCCACTTTTGCCATCAGTCTCTCGCTTTTAAAAGCTCCGCCAGCGGATCAACATCATCCGGTCCGGCGATATTTACTTTAGCCCGGCTTGCCGGTGACATACCAAACTCTGCAAGCATTGCCCGGATCCGCTTCCAGGCATCCGCTTTCATTGCCGCCGCGGGGTGCGCCTTAATCAGTACATCACCGCTCTGCGTTTCCGTGCGGTAGGTATACCCCTCAACATCGAGTGTTTCGCAGTGATGCCGATATTCGGTGTAGGCTTCCACCAGCAACTCGAGCGCACGCGCATCAAGCTGAGAAATGATCCCTTCCGCATTCAGCTCTTCCGCCATTCGCCTGAACCAGTACTTCCCCTGAGCCCCTAAATGCTGCGGAATTTTAGGAAGACCTTTTTCATCCTTTTTAGCGGTTTTTTTGTGGTCTTTAACGGGGCGCTTTGAGGGGTTGCCTCGAATCAAATGCAGGCGTGGCGGGGTTTTCGGAGGTCCTGACATAATCGGTCTTACCTATCAATCGTTTGTTCACATTTCCAAAAAAAAGTTTTCGAACCTGCGGCGATGTGAGGAAGGGTCAGGCGGCGGTACTGAGCAGCCAGGGCTGCAGGGATTTGACCCACCCCTCCCCTACAGATGGGAACTGTTATCAATTGATGCGTTCGCGCGCTGTTTTTGCTTTATGGCAGGGCCAGCACAGACTCTGCAGGTTACTGTCTGCATCCGAGCCACCATGAGCTTTCGGAATGATGTGGTCCACAGTTCTGGCTTCAACGGCTCTCCCATTGCGCAGGCAGTTCTGACACAGATCATTATCACGCTTCAGTATGCGCGCACGTATGGCATCCCATTTCGAGCCATAGCCACGCTGGTGGCGACTCAGTCCGCGCTGATGCTGTACCCATCCTTCGCCACGATGTTTATCGCAGTAACCAGAACTGTCTGTGGTTGTACCTGCACATCCACGTTTACGGCAGGCTCGTGGGATTAGTGCTGGCATGTTTCGCCCTTATATAAATCAAAAGTGACCTGCATTGAGTATCTCCATGAAATAGATTTGCCGCTGATATGAGCCAGATCAATAGACTTCATGAGCTAACGGGTGTAGATATTACTTTTTACTTCAGAGGGTTAACTCATGGATATTAAGGATAAAATCAATACCATTTTGTTATGTGACATTGCCATCCACCTAGGTATCGAAACTGATATTGATCCACAGCTTGTAAAATATGCTGTGTCATCTGGTAATGATTGGGTTATGAAGGCCGAATATTCACATTTGGATGTTGATGAACCAAGTAAAGAAGATCGTGATTTTGTTACTGCTGTCTTGAATATGTACCGCGGACTTTCCAATGCTTTCAGGAAACTTAGTGATGACGAGCAAAAAGAATTAGTCCGTGACCATCATCTAAAAATACATGATGGGGAAATTCAGCTCCCAGGTTTCGACGGTCATAATGAATGCGATTACTTCAGTATCATTGAGGCATATCAGAAAATTGATCGCTTCCCCGAACAGAAACAGCCCATTGCCAATACTCATTCACGTACAGAACATCTCTATAACGCAATGCTTGATGAGTTTAAGAAAATTGACGCTGTAAATCGAAGCTGGGATTTATCGAAGGAAGAACTGGCATCCATTCTTTCCACAGCTCCACGCAGTTTCTAAGTGCTTTAGGCGGGTTTCCAACCCGCCTTATTATGCTCGTATATAGAGAAGGAAGCACCCAAATTAACCAGCGCGGATTTCTTTTCCTCAATACGGCTGTTAAGTTCAGCAACTGCATGCGGGCGTATGGCCTCAAGAAAAGCACTATATTGATAGGCAGACTGGATTGTCACACCAAGCCCTGCACCACTTTCCAGTATACCTTTCTGTCGCTGTAGCTCTTTCATCTCGTTATAGATGTAATGTGCGTTACTTAGGTTTTCTACGTTCACGCCCTAAGTTCTTCCTGCAGTTAGCCTGCACTGATTTGTTATGCGCCAATATGTCCCGCTTCGTCTGTTGCATTATCATAAGTAATAGCGTAGGTTGACACCTTGGCTCTCTTTCGCCACCGGCGAATCTTTAGCGGATTATCCTTGGCCGGTTTTTATCTGAGACATTGCTCACGAATGTATAGCTGTGCCCCTTCCAGTTGCTTCTGCATCGTCATCAACCGTTCTCTGAGGGTGAAATAATCCCGTTCAGCGGTGTCTGCCAGTCTGGGGCTGGTTGCATTATCCACGCTGGTGGGTCCGGTGGCTTCACGCACGGCTGCGGAGCAACTGGCATTGACCCGCAGGCGCTTACGACCAGCGGCAACATCAGCGCGCAGAGTTTCATTTTCAGCTTTCGCATTGGCTAATTCTCTCGAGTACTTTGCATCGAGCGCAGCAACATCACGCTGACGCTGCTGCATGTCAGCGATGGTGGCGGTCAGCTGCTTCAGCTCACTGACTTTTTTATCACGCTGTTCTTTGTAGGTGATGGCGTTATCACGGTAATGATTGACCGCCCACGACAGGCAGACGATGATGCAGATAACCAGAGCATAAATAATCGCGGCGACTCTGCTCACTGATCTATTCCCCAACAGGCTAATGCGCTTTCCTGGTCACGACGAATAACCTGTCCATAGCAGTTATTTGAACGTATGCGGCAATCGCGCCCACCATCTTTTATCCACCAGCGAATCGCCTCGCATGCGCCCTTACGATCACCAGCATTCAGCCGCTTATAAAACGTCGATGGAAAACACTTACCGGGGCCAATGTTATAGGGACAAAATGACGCGATACCCGCTTTTTGTGGTTCGGTCAGTGGTACTTTAATATTGCGCTCCACCCATGCCAGCGCCTTATCACGCTCAATGGCGTTGACCTGGTCGCATTTTTCCTTCGACAGTTTCATACCGGGAAAAACGGGTTTTCCATCCACCATCGTGGCACCCCGACAGATGGTCCAGATGCCGGAACCATCGCGGTATGCCGTTGTGTGGTTACCTTCTTTTTCATCCAGAAACTGGTCGAGAATATCAGGCGCGGGCGCACCGACGGCAATCAGTGCCAGAACGGCAGCCGACAGGCCGTATCTGATTTTTGCGTTCATGGATATTTATCAGGATTTATCGGTTTCTGCCCACGGACAGGTTTATCTGTTCCGGTCAGTGACTTAAGGTTGTGATTCCGGAGGAGTCTTCAGAGAACCAGTAATTCTTCCTGGTAGCTTTCCTTTGTAGGTTATCCACACATTCTGCGCCTCTAAAATTACGGGGCGCTTTTCCGGCGACTGCTCATCCCCTTCACATAACCCGGCAGCAACATCCAGGAAGACCTGTCTGATGCTCCTTCTGGCTGCTGCCTCATAAAACTCCAGCGCGGCACCTTCAACACGGTCCAGCGAGATGTCCAGGTCAAAAATTTCGCCGTCAAAGCGTTTTTTGTCCCGTAACGCTAAAGTTACCGTAACTTTATTCTCAAAATTGCGGATCCCTTTCACAATCAGTTCATAGTTTTGAGTCATTGAATTACTCTCCCCGTGCAGCCTTACGCTTGTCTTCTCTGATTTTGAAGTACAGATTTGTCAGATAAGTCAGGAAGCCCAGAACCAGACTCCCCAGTACACCAATCGCAGCCCACTGTGACGGACTGACCTGATCAAGCCACTGTAAAAACCAGTAGCCAGCACTGCCTGCGGAGGTGCCGTAGGCAATGCCCGTTGAAATTTTGTCCATGGATTTCATAGCCTCACCTCCGCAAATAACGGATGGCGTAGTTTTACACTGAGAAATGAAAGGGATTTGAAAAGAAAAACCCGCAAAAGCGGGCGAAACGATATATACAGTAAGGGAAGCACTCTATCCAACAAACCACCCACAGTTAATCGGAATAAAAGCAGAGTGCTTATGAATGATCGCCTGCCCGAAGGTTAGTATTTCTGCACAGCAATTTTGCAAAAAAAGCGATCATTCATAACTTAAACGTCTTTCAGTCACTCCGGGATTTCCCATCATCGCAGACTGAAAGACTCTAACTGGAGCGGGCAGCGGGAATCGAACCCGCATCATCAGCTTGGAAGGCTGAGGTAATAGCCATTATACGATGCCCGCATATGGTGCCGACTACCGGAATCGAACTGGTGACCTACTGATTACAAGTCAGTTGCTCTACCTACTGAGCTAAGTCGGCACTGGACCGCCACCGGGGACTCGAACCTCGCACACTCAACTTAAAGGGTTGACGCTCTTTCCTGATGAGCTAGTGGCGGCTGGTGGCCCTTGCTGGATTTGAACCAGCGACCTGGCGATTATGAGTCGCTCGCTCTCACCACTGAGCTAAAGGGCCGAGCGCAGGATAATAACGTTACGAAATCAATGTTGCAAGCATTCAAAAATCACCCTTATCTCCTCCACTAACGCATTAACCATGTCTATCCGAGATAAGTGGCACAAAAAACCCGCTTGTGGGCGGGTTTTGTTTGCTTTTGCCATCACGTACAAAATCGGCAAAATATCAGATTTGCATGAAATATATGCCTTTCAATCTACTTTTGCAACACTTTGCTTTGAAAATGCCGCCTTTTGTTTTGAACGTGTTCTCATTACAAACAATAAAGCCTCACTATCAAGTCGGTGAAAAATGTGTTTCATTGCAACCCAGTGACGAGTAAATGTTTTGGACCAGTTTTTAGTTGTCACTCCCGCCAGTAATGCCAGCTCCTGGTATTCATAACCTTCCCCACCAAAAAGTTCTGCTTTTACTGCCTGCGCCGCCAGCCAGATTAATTTTTTCAGGCGTTCCTGCGTTTTCCCTGCAATTTTTCTGGTACCGGATTGAGTATTAAATTCATTCCACGCCCACTGTGTTATCGCGATCTGATATTCCCAACAAATACTCCCGCTGTAACACCACAACAACCAGGCTTTATGATGTTCTTCAAGAGACAGAACAGCCCGCCGCCACGATGATGTCGAAAACTCAACCGGACTGACCAGAGGAATTGACGTCCCCTTCGCCAGCGATTGCTTTCCCGGGATTGGTGGATTATCCCGCGTTATCATTTTTCCAGTCACTTCATCGCGGTACCGGATTTTTTTTCGCCTGTAACGCCCTGTATCGAACATGGCATTCTCTTGCCAGGCTTCAAGCTGACCTTTTGTTGCCCCACTCAAATCAGCGGTGGCGATAATGAGCTGCTCACGCACAAACTGTAAATACTGGTTATTCATGCGCACTCCAGTTCTGTGATTTTTATCCCCAGCCGCCCACCAGGAACGAGCTGACCGCGCACAATATTGATTTCATCAAACTGCTCGTCGTCTATAAGTAGTCCGGCATGCGTCAGCGCATCCAGTGGTGCCTTCAGGATATTGTCCAGGTCGCGGCGGCGCTTATCCGGTGGCTCTGCAATAATCTTTATCGCCAGCCTTCCGGACAGGCTTAATTTCAGCCGCTGCTGGCGAACAATTAGCGCCACATCACGGCGATAACGCTTTCCGGCTTCCGAGATGAAATACGTATTGCCATGACGTCGCCAGTAGGTATTCACCGTCGGCGGGTAAGGCAAAACAAATTCTATGCGTTCAGTCATTCATGCTTTCCACTTCAGGACACCCGAATTTCTCGCGTGCATTAAAAAACGAATCAGCAACAACAGCTGGCTGCCGTGTTTTTCTTCAAAATCTTTTACCCCGGCGTGCAGTTCGTTATGACATTTACGGCACAGCGGAATAACAAACAAATCATCAGCCTTTGTTCCCATCCCTCCCAGTCCATGACCAATGATGTGATGCGGATCATCTGCCTGATTACCGCACGTCATGCATTTCTGCGTTTTTACCCAACGCGTGTATACAGGCATCTCTTCCCGTTGTGGTTTCTGGCGCTGGAGATACTGAGCCGGTGACTCCGGATCAACGGCAATGCTGACCACCGTCTTTTCCTGTGGCGGGTTTTGCTGGTGGGCATGAGGCAACGGCGCAAGATTTTTTGTGCGCTGCTTCAGTATGCTGGTGGCGGTCTGCTCTCCCGGTACGATGTCGCTTTCGCGGTACAAGGAGCGGATTTTTTCCGCACGTAACCCCAGAGAACGACGTAATACTGCCTCCGGAAGCGCGTCCGCCACCTGATTGCAGACCGCCCACCAGGATAATTCAGCCAGCGACAATTCCCGCTCCTGCGTGCCATTCATTGCATGGCGTATGACGTCAATCATCCATGCTGACAGGTTTTGATGAGCAAGTTGCCCGAGTGATTCGGATGTCTGGTCACGCAACTGGTTGTCGCAGTGCCAGCACAACACCATCGCGCCGGTACCGTAACGATGTATGACGATTTCACTGTGATGATAGTCACCATGAGGCCACTGGCAGGATTTGACATGACGCAACAGCCAGTCAGACAGTGCCCCAGCGCCGCCAGCAGCACGAATCACCCGCTCATCGCTGAAAAATGGCAGTAATGATTTATCCTCCGCCAGCGGCTGGCGAACGGCAGGGACGACTCCGGACGGCAGACCGCGCATGCTTTTCGGTTCAGGCTCCACCAGCACTCGAGGGTTATGAAATACTTGCATGGATTCACGGCCCGGCCTAAGGACCACCAGCCCGAGTTCCGGTACCAGAACAGGTCGAAGTAATATCCGCACGTTACCTCCAGATCCGTTGCTGGTATGTGCGGGATGGGCGCGGTGGGCGTTCGGAATAAGGGAGCCTGACATAGATTATCCAGTGACGATAATCGAGGCTGAGGGCTTTCTTAATCTCGTATCCGCGTCTGCGATAGTTATGAATTAGCCATTCGGCCTGTTCTTCAGTACATGGGTCATGCTGGAACCAGTCAGATTTGAAAGTGCGGGAACGCCGCCCGTGCCTGCTGGCAAAGACGGCAGAATCATCAGAATTGTGTAATTTGGTATCGTGCGCCATCGGTTGTCTCTGCTGGCGCAGCAGGTGCCAGTTGTTCAGGCTGGCGTGCGAATTGTAAACCAGAATGCTAGGAAAAAACAAAACCCGCCGAAGCGGGTATGCTAAAACAAACTGAAAGTAATATACCGGACTTGTAAAGGAACGATAGAATAATTATTGGATTAAACCCTGACTCAATCCAGATTTCATAGGCAACAACTACGGACTAATCATCACAGTCATGTTTGATAGACTTAGTCCACATTGGGTGAGGGTTTACGGCGTTTTCACTAATAATTTATCGTCCAAGCTATACACTACTGCCCTGTTTTAACGAAGTTTTTAAAGGAAACAACTGCCTGATAGGGGTTTGGTTGACAGCCAAACATATTATCGCAAAAAGGCTTGATGAAAATTCTTGAGGATCCATCTTCATTTGGCATTTTACTCACTTGATAAGCGAGGAATGGACTATTTGGAGAGGGATTATAAGTGGAAATTAGCGTGTCTGTCGCCGTTTGAATTTTCCATGAGGAATTATTAGCCAACCAGAATTGCGCTCGTTTCCAATAAAAGTCACATTGCTTTTCATCATTACATGTTAGTGGCTTCATTGCTTCTGCTTTCAACGCTGGATCGACCTTTGCTGCACACCCTCCCAACATTACTGTTGCAATCATTACACCTGCGACTAAAACAAGTTTCTTCATCTCCCTGCCCCATCAATAAAAGTTCGGTTCTCTAATAACTAGAGTTAATCAACGGAAAAAACGCCGAAGCGGGTTAAGTGCGGGTGCGTTGAGGATGCCTGACACATCAGAGGTGGCGAGGGATTTCTCCCCCGCCAGGTCTCTTACTCCTCAGGTTCGTAAGCTGTGAAGACAGCGACCTCCGTCTGGCCGGTTCGGATTCGTACCTCGCAGAGGTCTTTCCTCGTTACCAGTGCCGTCACAATGACGGTTAAACAGATGACGATCAGGGCGATTAACATCGCCTTTTGCTGCTTCATAGCCTGCTTCTCCTTGCCTTTCGGCACGTAAGAGGCTAACCTAGATTTGCCGTTCATAGATTGAGCCTCAGATTAATGTTAAGCGTCTTGCAGGACGCGTAATGTTAACTGGGGCTTTTCTCTATCTGCCTTTTGGTGTTCATGCCTGAGACAGATAGCCTCAAGCACCCGCTGCAATTCTACTTAACTCTCCTTTTCCCGCAAACCGTTTTTATCCCCAGCGGCAAATCGAATACACCACCAGCGCCACAGCCATTGCGATTCCTGCCGTTGTAAATGCCTCAGGCCAGTCATCGTAAAATATCCTCCACGCTTATCAGTCCGTTCCGCTCCAGATAACTCATCGCCTTATCCGGTAATTTGCAGTCTGGCTTCGCTTTCCTCAGTTGCCAGGTTAACTGCTTTACCAGCATGGTTAACTCATCGACCAGACGCTGATATCCCACTGGTTTGTATTCATGCAATTTACCGGCTGGCTCTGCTGCCAGCGATACCAGTGCGATTTCCAGAACAGCAATATCCATCTTATATGTGCGGATGATGTCATGGTCGATTGTGCCCGGTATGCACAGTCTCTGTGCTTCAATAGTCTCCTCTGCGTGAGCTATTAACTGCTCTCTGGTAAAAGTCGTCATGCCGTAGCCCCTTCTTGATATTTTTCAAACCAGAACACAACCGGCTCTGCTTCCAGCGATGCCAGCGCAATCCGTGCCAGTTCCATTTGTTCACCACGGGTAAGCCCGTTTTCAAGCGGATTTTTAATGAACAATTCAATACGTTCTTTGGTAATAGTGGTCATGTGTTACTCCTTAACCCGCAGTGCTTTCAACTGATGAGGGGAACAAAATCTTTTCATCAAACCCTGCATTCATATCATGGACAGCAACACACCAATCCATTGACGAACGATTATCAAGAGCCTCCATGATTTCATCCATGCGGCGCAGGTCATACAGGTAAATGCTTTTATCGCCAATGGTGTAAAAACCAATTTTTTTCGGTGATGGGCAGCGATCAAGAACGTCCTGTAATTCGTTCAACCATGCCCGTTCTTTTTTTGTTAAAGTTGCCATATCACTCTCCTTTCCCATGAAGCATAGCGGCGCGGCAGGCGTTCCATATTTCGGCAGCAATATCGCGCTCGCTATCGGTTAATTTGTACGTGGAAACATAGCCAGAGAGCATTTCTACGTTTTCCGGAGTTGCTTCTTCCGGCACTACCGGCGCTGGCAAGGCAGCGTGATAGTAGAGTGGCATAGTTTTGTACAGTGGTTCGCCAGGACTTCCGTCAACCTGATTCCATTCTTCAACCCAGGCATCAACAACCGCTTTGCTGGTTGATACATGTTCTTCTGAATCTACATTTTGTCCTGATATACAGAACATAACTGCCTCTGCTTCCAGCGATGCCAGAGCAATTTCATAAGCACGGCGCTCAATATTGTCTCGAACGTCCAAGCTGCCTATGCGCTCTTTGATTTCTTTAATCAGTTCTTTGTCGGTAAAAGTGGTCATATCAATCTCCTTTGGTACCAATGTTTACAGCCTGGCAAGCCTCTTTGAGCACCCAGTCAACAGCGTCTTTCCATGCTCCGGTTTCGACTGGCGGATTCTCACGCTTTACCTGTTCATAGAAACGCACTGCTTTAATCAATCCTTCTGGTGTCAGTGGCACAGGCGGGACAGTGAATAAGGCCTGAATCTCATAGCTCGGCCTGTCGTTGCAATCCTCTTTTGTCGGGACATATTTCCAGTCACCAACCCACTGCTTCCCCTGAAAGTCTGTAACGCCTTTTTTCACGTAGCGATATCGCCATGCCACTGGTTTTGCCTGCCCTGCCTTTTCATGCCCTTCCTGATAATTAATCTCGCTCATTCATCGCCCCACTCATCACAATATGCTTCGACCGGTGTTTTCCCTGCTTCATAATCATCACGCCATGCTTCAGCATCAGCGGCACTTCCACCGCGTAACTCTGCATAATCCATTAACAGTTCATGCCATTCTTCAAAACTGGCGTTATATTTAGTTGAACCAGAATCAGCCATTTTGTTCTTCCTCTTCGTCTTTTATTTCGTGATATGAGTAATTGCAGTAGTTAAAGAAAATATCTTTTGCTTCGTCATGTATTTCATCAGGCGTCGCATCATCATCCACTTCGATTTCATCCTCGAAATCTCCACCGGCTATTCCCGTTTCAATAATTATTTTAAACTTTCGCATTTAACTACCGCCCTTTCGGGCGGCCTCCTGATGTTCTGAAGGTGCAGAAATCCCTCCGGTTAAGGATTAAATTTTTAACAGAGCTAAATTTAATTATTCAGTTCTGGATTTTGTCGCCCTGCGTATCCGCGCTTTCGCGTTACGCTCAATCTGAATTAACTTTTCTATATTTTTCCGCCTTTCCTGTTCCTCCTGGCGCAATAGCCTTACATCATCTGCCAGTCTGGTTTCTCTTTTCGCCACAGAGAGCATCCAGTCAAACGGCTCCACAACTGCACCGCAGATTTTACAGCGGACCTGACGCTCTTTTTCGTCAACCCGGACAGAAGCGTGATGGCAGTATGGTCTTTCCGATGGCTCATAAAGAAAATTAACCTGATTACGTGGGTCATCCTCTTTTACCGGAAATAAAACGATATTGCTTAACTCATCTTCTGGATTTATTTCCACGTCACTCTCCTTTGATGCGAATGCCAGCGACGCGTGGCACATTAACTTCCACAATGCGCACAGTTGGTTTGTACATCTCAATTGCTGTCAGCCAGTCAGCTCCTGTCATGCGCTTTTCTGCATCGCCATTAGTCCACTGAACCGGTACACCAATAGCCTTCATCGCGATTTCTATTTCCCCGGCAATGGCGCTTTTTCCGCAACCAGTAAAACCAGATACAACGACAAGAACTTCGCCCTTGGCCGGTTTTATTTCCCGCGCTTCCAGCTCTTTAACGCGCTCCTCGAGTTCGTAGACTCTGCATTGTTCTTTATCATCAATCAGATATAACCCAAGACATTCGCTTTCTACCCAGCCACCGAAATCATGATCGTAACGCTCACATGAAAACTCACCGTCGCTGTCCTTTGTTGGGATGGTGTAGCTATCTAATGGGCCACCATACGTCGGCACATTTCCCAATGTCGGATGCTCAATCCACATGAAAAATGCACGTCCGGTTATAGGGCAAATATCTGGTCGCCATTGGTTACTCACTGTTTGCCTCCTGAAAAATAACTGCATGCCCCAGCTTCTCCGCCAGCGCCAGTTCTGCCTTAGCGCCTGCTGACCGCTGCCAGCCTTTCAGCATGTAAATCGCATCAACACAACGAATCATTGCCATGCAAATATCCATGTAGTGTGGCTGTGTCAGCCCGTCCGGAAGTACTGCCGGGTTTAAGACTGTATGCCCTTCCCGTTTCAGTTCCTCTTCCGCATCGTGGAACGCCTCACGGTTGAAATTTTTATACCCGGTCATCGGACCAGCGATATAAATCCTCACCCTCACGCCATCACCTCCTGAAAATTACCCTGATAGAACGCCAGCACACGCTGCATAGCTTCGCTCTTCCGGCACTCGCGACAGATTATGTTCTGACGCCTGTCGTAGCGGCGTATTTCTCCGTCTGGTAATGACCAGATAAGGTCCGGATCAACCGCAGATGGTTTCTTCAGCTTTGCCCTTGAGAGCTTTTTACGGGTATTTTGCCAATCCTTACGCGCCTGTTCAGACGGGAATAACCCGTAACCAGAGTTGTATACATCGCCACTGGCAACCAGCTCTCTGGCCAGAACGCTCATCAGATATCTTGTTGCCCCAGTTTTAGCTTCCAGTTGTCGTAACGTCTCGCGTCCACTCTGGCGTACGAGTTCAAGAACCTGCCCTTTAATTTTTTCCCGCTCTTCTTGTGTAAAAACTTTTGCCACAAGCCCTCCTGAAAATTACCTCATGACCAGAAATTAACACTTACCCCCTGAAGCCCGGCGGAATTTCGTTATCCGGTTCAGAAATATGATTCACACAACGCTGGTTGTTCGTGCTGCTTACCGGGAGCAACCAGGGGTTCTCAAAATTCCGGTCCGGTCCAAAAAACGTCGTCGCTCGCTGAACAAATTCCGTTCCCGTTTTCCCGGTAGCCGCCAAGTATCTTGCGTAACGCCTCACGCCATCCAGCATGGCCTCTGGTGGCACCCCCTCGCGTAATCTGGCCTTCCAGGCACTGAAAGCGGATTTCTTCGGGTTTGCTCCGGCACGCAACGGGTACTCCCGCCAGACCTGTTCGAACACATCCGGATAATCCACTCGTCCCACAGACTGCCCGGTGCTTTCCGGGACTACCCGATCGGCTTCCCGCTGAATGGCGGAATCGGCTTCAGGCTGCTGCAGTTGGTGTGATTGCTCCGGCCTTGCGGTCATCACCTGCTGCACAGCGCCCGAATCGGCTTTCAGCGCATACGCTGAATCGGCTTCCGGTGTCGTGCCTGCTGGCTGACCAGGATTGACGGTCTGAACATCCCCTGCCTGGTTCGTGGCGTTTTTTACGCCATGGACCATAGTGTTTTGATCTTCTTGATCTGTATCTTTATCTGTATCTTTATCTGTCGTGACTCGTCGTGACATGTGCGTGACATTTCGTGACGCGCCGTGACAATCGCCATTTTGTTCCCGCTTTCTTTCCCTCTCTCGCTGCGCCCTCTTGCGCTCTGCAGGAGATTTTGCGGTTTGCGAAATATTGCCGTTGTCCTCTTTAAGCACCTGGCGTTTTTCCCATCCAGTGATTAAATCACCATCAAGTACCCGCCCCTGCATCGTCTGCAAAATTGAATCAATTACCTCTTCTGTCACGTCGAGCGCACTTGCCAAATCTTCTGTCGTGACATCAATGTGACCTCGCGTGACATTTCGTGACGCGCTCACCAGGAGGTGGATATACACTGCCATCACTGTTGCAATTGGCTGCCCTGACACCCTGGCAATTGTTCGCCACTTAGGGTCATTTGGCATGTCATGCCATAATCTGAGCCAGGCGTTAGCCATACTCACCTCTTTTGATACCGAATCTTTTTACTCACAAATTGCCGGAAGTGATCCGGTATGAATATTGCGAGTCAATGCACAGCCACAATATTTCCTGCAGGGCCACCACGATTCATCTGGTTGAAACCAGCGATCGCCACTGCGACAAAATCATCAGCGTCTCTCACCAGTCGTTCCCGCGTCTCCACTAGTTCCCGAAAATAGGCTGAGCTATGACTGCGCATTCGGGCCACCAGCAGAGGTGGCATTGCTTTTTCGATAGCTGGTAACAACGCCTGAATTTTTTTAACCGCATCAGGGGTGTCTTTCTCCACCCAGCGGAAAATTTTCTGAGTATTGCGAGCTAGGGCTTCCGGATGGCTGTCGTCATACAGTTCCGGGAACGTCATTCCCAGCTCGAAATACGCTTTGGTAATTTTCGCAGCCGGTACTTTTTCGCCGTCCGGATGCGCCCAGGCATTCATCGCCATGCGGATATGTTCATGTTTGATTTTCATGAATCACTCTTCCTTTTGTCCCGGGTGGTATCCTTCTTTTTGTAAAGCTCTGGGTTCAAAGATAATTTTCCCTTGGAGTATGCAGCAGCTTCCGCAGCTCTCCCTTTCGGAACTATTTCACCGGGGCGCTTACGCCACATGTAAATAGCTTCGCGGGTTATCCCATAAAAATCAGCGACCCTCTGAACAGAGCCAAAAAACTGAACAAGTTCATCAACTCGCATTTTACTCTCCTAAAATCTAAGTATTTTTAGATTACAGGATAATTTTTTTTAGGTCAATGCAATCTAAAATAATTTATATTCAACTCGCGGGAGAAAATGATGGAAAGCCTTGGCATCAGGCTTAAGAAACTCAGAAAAGATAAGGGACTCACCCAAGTAGAACTGGGTAAGCTTTCAGGCGTGACTGGGGTTACTATAGGGTACTGGGAGAAAGATCTAAACGAACCCGGCAGCAAAGCTCTAAGTAAGTTAGCCCAGGCATTAGGAACTACTGAGTCCTATCTCCTGTATGGAGTATCGTCTCCTGAACTATCTTTTGTGCAGAGCAATCCAGGCACCAAGATCCCCTACTTTTCGTGGGGTGACGCGATTTCTTTCCTAATCTTAGAAGGAGAGAAAACAATGGGAAATGTCGATAGGATCACCACATTCTTTGATGTAGTGGAAGGTGATTTTGCCGTTTCAATGCCTGATGACACTATGCATAACCCCTCAGGGTCACCAAGTATCCCGGTTGGTGCCACTGTGATCCTAAGACCAGGAGAGAGTTATAAAAATGGCAGTATCGTCGCTGTAATAGTTCCAGATCCACTTACAAATGAACCGTCTATGACTATAAAAAAATTAGTTATTGATGGAAAACTTGTGTATTTAAGCCCTCTCAATCCGCGCTATCAATCATCCTTGCTTACGCCAGAGTGTAAAATTGTTGCCGTAGCAAAAGGTGTGCAGTTCAACCTATAACCCTGCTATGTCCTTGAACTTAAGGTCGGTTATGCCGACCTTTTTTTTAAATTAATTTAGATTCCCCTTGACTATAAAACTAAATACTTTTAGATTTATTGCATACCAACCCACCCCGCCCCATAGAACGCCGGGCAATACTTCGAGTTACCAGGCAGTGGTCAGGGGTTAAGTAGCCAGCCCGAGGCGTAAGAACATGACGGCAGGGTTCAACTTTAATAACTATGCAGCAGGTTTTTGTTCCGCTACCCCGGCGTTAAGGGGAAATGAGGTCAACATGGATACTATCGATCTTGGCAACAACGAATCTCTGGTGTACGGCGTGTTTCCCAACCAGGACGGCACATTCACCGCGATGACGTATACCAAAAGCAAAACGTTTAAAACCGAAAATGGTGCCCGTCGCTGGCTGGAAAGAAACTCAGGTGAGTGATATGGATTTCGACACAATCATGAAAAAGGCTTACGAAGAATACTTCGAAGGCCTTACCGAAGGCGAAGAAGCTCTCAGCTTCAGTGAGTTTAAACAGGCGCTTTCCAGCTCGGCAAAATCTAACGGCTGATAAGCGAAGCAGCACCGCGAGGAATCAGTATGCAGAAACGAGAACCCGTCATCATCGCGCCAGACTATACCGATGATGAACTTTATGAGTGGATGCGCCAGAAAATTAATGCAGCGCAGGATCTGAAATGGGCCAATGAAGCCAGGGCTAAGCAGGCTGAAAATCTGTCCGCTCTGGAGCAGGATATCACCAGGCTGGAAAAAGCAGCGGCATTAAGCATTGCCAGAATGATTACATACCAGCGTTAATAGCTAACCAACGAAGCTAAGGTTGGTAATTAAGGAGTTCTCCACGGGTGAGGTGGAGTGCGTGCGCCGGACACGGGTGAGCATCCGGCACTGACAGTTTACTGAAAGGATATTTCCATGAAAAGTCAGACCATAACGCGAAAGCGCACGGCGAGGTAGCTGGTTCATAGATAGCCTGTCGTTAAATTTTCGTCGACCGTGCGCTTCCGGTTGTGGCACTACGCGAAATGGCGCGGCGGTAAGTATGGCGGGGTTATTCCTTCCCCGTTGAGGACACCGGGTTGTCAGGTTGACCATACGCTTAAGTGACAACCCCGCTGCAACGCCCTCTGTTATCAATTTTCTGGTGACGTTTGGCGGTATCAGTTTTACTCCGTGACTGCTCTGCCGCCCTTTTTAAAGTGAATTTTGTGATGCGGTGAATGCGGCTAAGCGCACGCGGAACAGTTAAAACCAAAAACAGTGTTATGGGTGGATTCTCTGTATCCGGCGTTAATTGTTAACTGGTTAACGTCACCTGGAGGCACCAGGCACCGCATCACAAAACTCATTGTTGAGGGCGCGATA